GTGGGTGATAGTCAATTGAAAAATCCGTAAGAACGGATTCGCCTATTGTGAACAATGATTTTTCGTTATTAAAAGTAATTTGAAATACATCTGGGTATTCAAAAAATGCTCTTGATGTGGAAGCTATCTGACTTAAAGTGTCGCTACCACCTGCTGGGGTTGGCGGTTGTTCTCCACCCGGGTTTGCGCCTCTTATAAGATCCTCAAGTCTACCCAACCCATATTTTGGTAACATGTGTCGTTTAAACGCTAATATGATTTGCTGTATCGCAACAGCTTCTTTAAAGTTTTTTGGTGTTAATTTAAATGAAAATTGGTGTGTTCTGAAATCAACACCGTTAAATTGCACAACTTTCTGAGGGTTTCGCCCAAACCCAAACACATTACCCAAACCAGTTTGAGCTGCTGTGCCCAATATACGACCAGCTATATCACCAGCAGCACCACCTACCACAGCAGCACCACCAACTTGCTGTGCCAATGCTTGCGCGCCTTCAGCATAGCGACCGTTTCTAAAATTTTCATTTGCTTGTTGTAAATTGACATTACTCACGCCAGTAGCAGCAACTTCACCTATTGCACTAATATCGGGTTCAGCATATGCAGCATTATATCTTGTGTTCAATTGATCCGGCATAGGTAAAGTTATTGATGTTAGCTGTCTAGTTGCTTGTGCGTTGCGATTTGATACGATTGGTCTATCAGACGATATGGTTGAAGTTCTTGTTATACTTTCAAATTTTAACGCAGTAAACGTCATGTAGTGAAATATATTCTGATAGTCTTGCGGGAAGTAAAGACTTGGGCGCACCTGTCTGCCGCGCGCGATCAGCGCATTAGCATTTCTCGTTAGTGATCCTGTTGGGTCGAGGAAATTACCCGAACCAATACCCGAATTTTGCGCGGCTGATATAGGATTAGAATTTTCAACCATTAAAGTTACCTTCTGATCGATCTGGATATTTATAGTGCCATAGATACTGTTATGGCATACAGCGGCAAATATCGACCAGTCAATTCTAGCAAATACAGAGGCGACCCCACAAACATCGTCTATAGATCGCTGTGGGAACGTCGCGTTATGGTAGAGTTTGACACCAACCCACACGTGCTAGAATGGGGTTCTGAGGAAGTCATAGTTCCATATCGATCACCACTAGATGGTCGATATCATCGATACTTTCCGGATTTTGTAGTCAAAATGAGAGAAAAGAGTGGTGCGATAAAGACAAAGATGATCGAGGTCAAACCGCTTTCTCAAACTGTTGCACCGCCACCGCATGATGGTAAGAGAAAACCAACTAAAAAGTATATTACAGAAGTGGCTAGATATGGGATAAATAGCGCAAAGTGGAAGGCTGCCCAAGAGTATTGTAAAGATCGTGGGTGGGAATTTATTATTATCACGGAGAGGGAACTAGGCATCAAATAATGGTAGCATCTGTCTTTGACAACCTACTGACGCAAGGCGAGAAGCAAGGGCAGCTACCTAATCGTACCATGCAGTCAAGAAATTGGTTTCGCGCGCAAGCGAGTAAGGTTGCAATGAGCCCAAATGCTCTTATGTCGCAAGATCGCAGCGCGATGGTAACCGTGCCGATGATCGGTCAGATGTATCTTTTTGCGTATGAACCCAAAACAAAAGAAAAGCTGCCGTACTACGACAGATACCCTCTTGTCATCCCATTTGATACTGTTAGAACTGGCGGTCGCGCTACAGGTTCGTCAAGCTCACCTGGATTCATGGGTCTAAACATGCACTATCTACCGCTTAGACTGCGCGCTAGAATGATGGACGCGCTATACTCAGTCATAAGCGATGAGAAATATGATGAGCGCACGCATCTACAAGTTTCATACAAGATGTTAAGCTCAGTTACAAAATACAGATTTTACAAGCCATGCATAAAGCAATATCTATTTTCTCATGTAAGGACTAGATTTTTTCGTATAGATCCTGCTTCTTGGGATATCGCACTTTTTATGCCGCTAGAAAGATTCGTTGGGGCTAGCGTTGGCGCTGTTCACAGAGATAGCTACGCAAAGGTGCAATAATGGCAAATCGTAGATTTAACATAAATGAATTTACAGCGGAAGTCAATAAAAGAGGTATTGCTAAACCGAATTATTTCTCGGTGATGATATCTCTACCTGCAAAGCTTAGCGGGTTTTTCAATACATCATTTCTACCGCTCAGAATTGAAAGAGCATCACTTCCTGCACGTACATTAGATACCATCGTGCAAAGATATCATGGTCCCGAAAGACTAATTCCTTATGCGTTTAGCTATCAGCCCATGACGTTGCAGGTTATTCTAAGTGAAAACATGATCGAGCGCGAGATATTCATGGCATGGCAGGACCTGTCAATATCTGCGGGCGGACTTGCAAGCTATAGACGTGGTGGTGGTAAAGCACCAAAGCAAGGTGGGTTTGATTCAACGTACTATGATGAGATGACTGGTGGTGTTGAAATCATGCAGTTTGCTGAGTCGCCAAAATTTCAAAATCAATCAGCACTCGGCATCGCAACATCATTCATAAGAGGTGATACACAATCACTAATCAATGATGTAATCGATGCATTTAACCCGTTAAACCGAAACGAATTTACATCAAGAAACGACAGAGTGGTGTTCCCTCAATATAGAATCAAACTAGAAGAGGCATACCCAATCGCCATAAATGATGTTGATCTAGATTGGTCAGCAGACGGCGCAGCTAAGATGTCGGTGCAAATGCGTTACTTTATCTCGACAGAAAGACACCCAGACGCTCTGCCATTTGAAAGTCTGCATGGTCTCGAATCTCTTCTGCGCGGCACTGCAAATGCTCTTGATAGATTTTCGCCGCTTGTTTCTCTGTTTACTAAGCAGGGTCTGGGTGGCGGTATACGTGGCCTTACTCAAACAACTGGGTCGGTGTTTAGAAATACTGCGACAGCGCAAAGAGGCGCTTTATTTTAACGTGAGGAGTTATTATGCCTTTACCTAAGATTGCTGTACCTACGTTTTCGGTGACTTTGCCATCTAATAAGAAAGAAATTATCTTTAGACCCTTCGTTGTTAAGGAGGAAAAGACACTTCTAATTGCGATGGAATCTAAAGACCCGGATCATATGCAGCGTGCAATGTTCGATGTAATATCAAGCTGCATAGTGACTGAGGGGTTTGACATTACAAAGATTCCGTCATTTGATGTAGAATATCTGTTTCTACAAATACGTGCTAAGTCGGCTGGTGAAAAGGTTTCGCTGAGCTACAGACACGTTGACGGTGTAAATTATAAGGGTGAACCTTGTGATGCAGTCACGAATGTTGAGATTGATCTTGACTCGATACAGGTAGAATTCAATGCTGATCACAAGATGACGGTGCCTTTGACAGACAAGCTAACGTTAAAGATGAAGTACCCAACTCTTGCTGATATTAAGGCTACGCTGTCGGCAGAAAAGTCAGATGAAATTGATATGATAGCAAAGTGCATTGAATGTGTTTATGATGATGAAGAAATCTATGAGCCTGAAAGCGAAGAAGAAATTAAGAATTTCATAGGGTCTCTTAGCAACAAGCAGTTTATCGAAATTATGAAGTTCTTTGAGACAATGCCAAAGCTACAACACACCGTCACCTACAAGTGCGCGGGTTGCGGACAAGAAGATACTATTACACTAAAAGGTCTATCAGATTTTTTTTGATAGCCCTCTCTCATAATACATTGGGTAATTATTATTCGTTAAATTTTTCTCTCATGCAGCATCACAAGTATAGTCTGACTGAGATAGAAAATATGATACCTTGGGAGAGGGACTTATATGTTAAAATGTTACTAGACTACATCGAATCAGAAAAGGCTAAAAGAGAAAATTAATGGCAGCATTGATGGAAGCTACTGAAAGATACCTATCTCGGGACAACCGAGCGATGGGTGCTGTCGCTAGCGTTGTAGCTTCCACAATGGCTTTACCTACATCTGGTAGTATGACGCGAGCAGGTGGGTCAACTTCACCCATATCGCAAGTTATCGGCACATTTAGAAGTATGATAGGCGCACTTCGCGGCATAAACAACGAAAAAGACAAACAGAGAGAAATAACAGATCGGGTTCGTCGCGCAACTGATGAAGATCGACGCGAGCAGGGTGCTCCTATTCGCAATATACCAGAACAACCTGAAGAAACTAATCAAAGACCCAATAGTATTTTTGAAACTATACTCTCAATTCTAAGACAAATATTTTCTTCTATAAGAACCATTATGACATTAATAATGCGCACTATCACACAACTTACCAGAGTTGTACTTAGAACTGGTATGACTATAGTAACAGGTGCATTAAGGGCGATATTAGCTGGTATCTCAAGTATAATGAGAAACCCAAGACTAAGAATTCTTGCAATGGGGGCGTCCGCTGCTGCCGCGGCAGCTGCCTATCTATTTGGAAGAAGAAATGAAGGTGAAGAATCAATCACACCAGCGCCAGGTACCACTGGCGGCTCTGCGGGTAGAGGACTAACACGTGAATTTGCATCGGAAGTAGTAGAAGGTGGTGGTAGAAGAAATAGTCAAGGTATATTATTAGATATACCACCTGAAGGACGCGGCCTTCTAGATGCAATCGCAGTACCAGAGAGTGCTGGCAGATACGATATTATATTTGGTGGTCGAACTTTTTCAGACTTCTCTGATCACCCAAGAGTAAATGTACCAATACCTAGCGGACCAAATGCTGGCAGAACATCTTCAGCAGCAGGTAGATATCAATTTATTCAAGGCACTTGGGATTCTTTATCACGCAAATATAATCTGCAAGATTTTAGCCCACAAAATCAAGATCGAGCCGCATGGTATCTTGCACAAGAAGATTATAAGAGACGAACCAACAGGGATCTTTATACTGATCTAGTTGAGGGTAGATTGCAAGAAGTTTCTAGGGCACTTAGTGCAACTTGGACTTCACTTGCAGGTGGTATTGAAGCTCAAAGATCGGGTGAAGGTACGACATTTGAACAAAATTACAGAAGAGGTGTTGCGGCAAGTAGAATGCCAACCCCAACGATTGTTGCGAACATACCCACATCATCTCAATCATCAGGCGCACCTCAATCTGTATCAACACAACAGGCACCACAACAGCCCGCTGCTAATGTAACACCTAGCTCACCTGAACCTGTTGCGCCAGCACCATCTCAGGCACCACAAACAGTAGCATCACTACCCACATCTGGGATGGGCGCAACTGAAACAATTACACAAGTTCAACCCATAGTCATCCGCGAAAGGGCTGCATAATGCCTAGTTTAGCAGATGTTGTCCAGCAGATGGGCCCGTCTATAACATATGATGAAAGAACAAGACGCTTTCATGATATGGAACAAAGCTATAGAATGGTTAGCACCAGAGGTGTTGTGTCTGGTAGCCCTGCTAGATCAAATGGTGGCGCAGCTTCAGGTTACGTAACACAAGATGCATTCAACTCTTTTAAAACAGAAATATATCTGTACATAAGCAAGGTTGCATCTTTTACTAGAGAAGCTTTGGTCGAAATGCAAAGGACCATGGCAGGTGAGCAGCGAGATACTGATTCGCTAAGAAATGAAGAAAGAAGAAATGCAGAAGAACGAAGAGAACGCAGACGCGAATTAATCTCAGGTGCAATGACACGAATATCATCTGGTGTCAGAAGTGCTACAGGGTTGGGGCCACTTGGTGCATTATTTACAGGTCTGGCAGCAAGCTTAACAGCAGTTCTTGCAAATGTTGATTTAGATACAATAAGAGATACGTTTGAAAGAATCGGGACAGTATTTGATAGCGTCAGAGAATTTTTTAACAAACTGCAAGAATATTCTAACATCATACTTGCAATAGGCGCTGCACTTGCTGCAATGGTAGCAGCAAACATGTTAGATAGAACGCCTAAACCGTCAGGTGGAGGTAGACCATCTAGCGGCGGTAGACCCTCTGGTGGTGCACCGGGGACTGGCGCAGGAGGCGCATCTTCTGGTGCTAAGCCGGCAACTGGTGGGCCTGCAGGCACGTCAGGTACAGCCACAGCTGGTGCTAAACCAACAACACCTCCAGCACCACCTGCACCAGCACAACCTCAAGTCAAACCCGGGTATAAAGCGACAGAAACGCCCAGTGGTACACGATATCGTTCTGAAAAAACTGGTAGATTTGTAAAACCATCAGAAGCATTAACTGAACCCGGCGCGCCGACAAGAGAACCTAAACCAGGTCAACCAACACAAGATCGCCCCACTGGTTCAAAGGCTTCTAGATTACGACTAGGTAGATTTTTAGGTGCGTTGGGTCCTGTTATAGAAGTTTTTAGTGCAAGAAATCAACTTCAATCTCTTAGCGAACAGAGAGATAATGAAAGTATAGACGAGGCAACATATAAACGCGAAGTTATTAATCTATTGGGCGCAACCGCAGGTGCAATAGTCGGTGGTCTTGCAGGTGGTGCATTAGGGTCGTTGCTTGGGCCAGCTGGTGCATTGCTTGGTGGGTTTGTTGGTTCAATGGGTGGCGCTCAGCTAGGTGAATGGCTAGCTAATACTGGCGTTGGTCAGAGGGTCGGTGAACTAATCTATGATAGATTTTTCGCAGAGAGACCAACCAATCAACCAGAAGCTCAATTAACAAGAGAATTAACTGAACTGCAAAGACAGAGCAGAGAGCGAGTTTCGAATACTGACGAAATGACGCAGATGACAGATCGTGCTGTCGATGAGGGTAGAATAACTAGAGGTCAAGCGAGACAACTAGAAGAAGTTGGCTCTCAGCAAGGTACCAATCTGAGAGTTGGTGACATTGAACAAGCAATAAACATGATGCAGTTTTCTGGTATGGAGGGCGTAAATTACGTACCATCTAGAGATCAAAGCGGTAGAATTGTTGTTCTACCAACGATATATCAAGAAGTGGCTACTCCAAGATCAAGTCAACCAGCAACCAGACCAACACCCGAGACACCATCAGAAATTCAAACTAGAACACCTGATCGTACTTTTGAAGGTGCTGCTGCTGCCGCAACTCCGATGGGTGGACAATCGCGTGGCGGGTTGATAGACAGAGCCCGCGCACGCAATAGTCGATAAATTAGTCGTCCTGAGCCAGGCGCTCAAAAAGATTGATATCGGAATCATCTTCCCAAGGCGGGCGAGCCGAACCACGTGCCGCAGGAGCTTCAGCCACGCGGGCCTTAGGCTCAGCAGTCGCGCGCGCGACGGTGCGCTCCTCGCGCGTATCATCCTCATCATTATCACGACGACGAGGTGCGCTGCTTTCGTTAAGCACCTTATCGAGGCGAGCCTTCAGTTCATCATAGCTCTTGAATTGATCAGGAGCAACAAAGGCTTGAAGCTTATGCTGAGAATTCCAGATACGCTCCAGCTCCGAATCATCGTCAGACAGAGGCTCTGATCGATCAAACTCGGACTTATCATAGTTACGATAACCTTCGACATTACGAATCTTCAGCTTGAAGTTCGCACCAGCCCAGAAATCGAAGGGGTTAACCGCCTTCTCATCTTCAAACTGAGGCGTCATCAGTTCGTTGATCTTGTCGAAAATCTTCTTACCAAACTTGAACAGCTTGACCTTACCCTCGTTCTGAGGATTAGCAGGGTCCTTGACAACATAGATGTTGGCAATGTAAGAAAGGCGACGCTTCTGCTTGCGCGCGACTTCCTTGTCCTTATCGCTGCCGCTATTCCACAGCTTGGAATTCATTTCAGCGACAGGGTCTTTCTGACCGAGAGTCGTCAGAGAGTTTTCGATATACCAACCACCCGGGCCCTGAAAGCCGTGCGACCAGATGCGAACCCAAGGCAGGTCTTCACCCTTGGCAGCAGGAAGGAAGCGAATGACTGCGTAACCGTTACCAGCCTTATCAACCTCGGGCTGCCAGAAACGGTCATCAGCTTCACGCTGGTTGCCGTTATTAGCAAGCTTACCAAGCTCCTTAGAGAGCCTGTCGAGATTGCTGGTAGTAGAACGCTTCAGCGAAGCGAAATCGTTAGACATTGTATGTTCTCCGTATGTTTTGTATGTTGCGTGTGTATCTTGTTCACATCGATCATGACCACACTTGTACTTATATCATGTCGAAGGTCGTATGTCAAGAAATAAACACTTGACGCATGGTTTTCTTTATCGTGTCATTATCTGCTTTCACGAATGGCGCGTATTTCTTCATGAGGCGAGATACATCAGGCCAGATGATGGTATCTGTAATGCGAGAATCCCATCGATCTTGAAAATTAAGAACACGATCAGATAGAATTAGACTTTCTACCGACAGCTCCCCGCCAAGATAAAGACGCAATATCTCAGGGTGGTCACCACTTGTTGACCACGCTTTGGCTACATCATTGCAGCTTTCAGCGACGTTCTGCATATCTTGCTTGAAGCGATATGTGATTGACTCCATGTGGCGCTTCCAGTCAACATATCGCTTCTCGGCTTCGACAGTAACCATCTCACGAATAAATCTGACGCCCTGAGACATGTTTGCGACATAGAACCCAGTGAGGTCATCTTTATATCTGCGCTCAAGGCGACGAAAATGAAATACATCATTTCGCGCCTCAAACGTAGAACCCTTGATTGGCTTCACTTTACCTTGATATTTGAAATAGTCATAGCTATCCTGCGTAAAGTGTAGCCGCAAGGCGACATATTCTTGATATGCCTTCATACCTTCCATCCTAAATCGGTAACCTAACCTCACCAGGCTTGCGCTTTAGTAGATTAAGACCATTAGCTTCACTGGTCAGAATCTTTTTAATTCGCGGCGAGAGGAGGCGAGGGATCACCTCGACCTCCAAACCCGTAGTATCACATACATGCATGATCGCATCAAGATACGTCATGTTCTTTTCGATGACGGTCTTCTCGATTGTCGAGGCAAACCGCTCAGGCGTCATGATAGACAGTTCAGGCTGCATCATCAACCGACTTAGCAGCTAATGCAGCAATGAACCCGCCGACATCCTTGCGAACGATATCAATCGACTCCATATGCTGAGGCCAGTAAATCTCAAGGGCCTGAGCATCTTGGGTGCAGACAAAGCAATGCACCTCATTTGGCGGCACCGCAGTAAAGTCACCAGGGCGAAGCACAGTTACATCTGTCAGCCCATACTGCTTTTCGGTGTGAATTTCGATAATGCCGCTAATCACATAGAA